CGTCGCGTGGTTGGGCTGGGGCGGCACCAGTGGCGTTGACTGGGCAGCGGGGATCGTCGGGAATGTGCGGGAGTCGAGCCTAGACGCTGCTGTCGTGGCGGCGTTGGAGAGTGTCGCAACCATGCCCGAAGCGCGGGCGATCTTGGAGAACATGAGCCATGCCACTGAAGCCGGGCAAGGGTGCAAAAGCTGTGGCCGCGAACATCAAGACCGAGATTGCAGCGGGCAAGCCACCTAAGCAGGCGGTAGCCATCGCACTTGCCAAGGCGAAGGACGGCAAGAAGTGAGCGAATTGGCAAACCGGATGGGCGTGGAAGCCGACTTCTCGAAGCGACTGTCTCGCCTCACGTCACGTCAGCGGCGGGAACTGCGGGAGATGCTGGGCAATCCCCCGGACATCCGCAACGTGAGCGAAGCCGATTGGAACCGCTGGGAGGAGGAGCGGCGACGGGAACTCACGTTGATCCTTCTCGCGATCATCTTGGCCACCCTCAATCAGCACGTGGAGGAACTGCTACCGGCCGGGCAACAGCCGAGCGACGCGACCCGGACGCAGGCATATCGACAGGCACTGATCAAGGCGCAGGCGATCGCAGCAGAGTCTGCCAGATCGTCAATGCAGTCGGCGAAAGAGGTCGTCACAGCATCGGGTGACCTGATCCGCACAGGGACGGCAGCGGACGTCGAGGGGGTGCTGGTGTCGGCACTCGGCCCGGATCGTGACGCAGTGACCGCAGCCACGACTACGACGCTGGCACAGACTGAGGGGACCAACGCGACGGCAATCGTGATCGAGCCCGCAGGTTACAACCTCGTGACGCGGTGGATCACGGAGAAGGACGGCAAGGTCTGTCCCGTCTGTCGGCCACTACACGGGAAGGTTCCTGATCTGTGGGGGCTGGTGTTGGATAACCTCGTCGCCCCGGGCGGTGTGCGGGCATCGGCAGAAGTCGTCAAGAATGGCGGGCCGCCGGCGCACCCGAATTGCCGGTGCTATTTGGAGACCAAGGCCGAGCCCGCAGCCCGGAAGATTCGGGTTCCATGACCCTCGGGTAAATTTGCCCGAGGGTGCGTTTTGTATGAACGCCCCATTTTGTTGGGGCAGATATTGCGGGGGAGTGGCAGTCGGTGACAATCGGGATATGCGACTCACCGAACAGACGACGATTGCCCCCCGACGAGTTGACCGTGAAGCCGGTCTGATCGAGGGGGTACGCATCCTTGGGCAGGACAGCCGCAACGGCAGGCGTTACAGCCCGCGTGCGATGGCAGAGGCTGCCCGACTGTACGAGGGTGCTCCCGTCAATGTGGATCACCCCGCAACCGAGCGGAAAGATCGACCACTCGCCGAGGCGTTCGGCTGGATTCGGAATGTCCGGCAGGAGCAGGGCGCGGTGTATGGCGATCTGCACTACCTCAAGTCACATCCCCAAGCCGAGCTTGTCGCTGAGGCAGCAGAGCGCAACCCGAACCGTATCGGCTTGTCGCATCACGCCGAGGGAACCGTCCGCATGGATGGCCAGCGGGTGATTGTGGAGACCGTCGAGCGGGTTCACTCGATTGATCTAGTCCAGACTCCCGCCACCAATGCGGGGCTTTTTGAAAGCGAGAAGCAACGCATGACGATTCGAGAAGCGGCGATGGCTGCCGGTGAGGAGAAGATCCTCACGGCCGAGGGGATGGGCGAATATGCCGATCTGCCCGTCAAAGAAAACGAAGACTACTTCGGCGCGATGGTGTCCGAAGTGCTGGCCGGTGACGGTGACCGAGCGGCGAAGATGAAACGCATCGCGGCGATCCTCAAGGCGCAGGAGATGCTGCAGTCCGACGCGGCCCCCGCTGGCGAAATGCCCGAGCCCGAGATGGAAGAGCAGGAAGAGATGCCCGACGTGAAAAAGGCGGTGGCCGAATCGTTGGCCCCGATCATGAGCAAGCTCGACGCCCTCATGGAGGGGTTCGCGATCGTCAAGGCGGACCACGACGCCCGGCAGTTGCTGGAGTCGTCTGGCCGAGAAGTCACCCCTGAGCGACTCAAGGCCCTCTTGGCTGTCGAGGCCAACAAGCGGGCGGCGTTGCTCGAATCGTGGCCGGTGACGCAACGGGCGGGGCGTCCGGCTGTCTCTCCCCCGGTGGCTGCGGCGGTGTCGTATCCCAGTGATTCCCGGCAGTTTCTGGCTGCCATTCGTTCCAACTAAGGAGGCCAGCAATGGCAGTACGTACTGACGGTTTGCCGGAGTTGCTGCGACTCCGCAACCAATTCACGATTCAAGACGACTTTCTCCGCGACGTCGACTCGGCGGACTGGGTGACCACCCTCACCGATTCCGGTACGGCGAGTGTCGGGGATGCGGCGGGTGGGATTATTGCCCTCGTGGCGTCTGACGGCACCGTGGCGGACAATGACGAAGCCTACGTCGAATCGGCGAATGAGGTCTTCAAGTTCGCGGCTGACAAGCCGCTCTTATTCGAAGCCCGAGTTCAGTTCACCGAGGCCAACACCGACGATGCCAACATTCTCGTGGGGCTGTTGGATGCAGTGGGCGCAAACTCGTTGCAGGACAACGGAGCTGGTCCGCCCGCTTCGTACAGCGGAGCGGTGTTCGTCAAGACTGACGGCGGGACTGTCTGGCAGACCGAGACCAGCAACTCCACCACGCAGACCACCAACGAACTCACAGCGGCGAACGTCAACAATCTGGCGAAGCGGGCTGTGACTGCTGGCGGTGCGGCGTACCAGACTCTGCGGATTGAGTACATGCCGTATTCGGCCACCAACGCCTATGTGTCGTTCTTCGTCGATGGCGTGGCTGTGGCTCAGCACGATTACATCTTCACGTCGGCGACCGAGATGCAAATCGGCCTGGGCGTCAAGAACGGTGGAGCCAATCTTGAGACCCTCAACGTAGACTATGTCGTCTGCAGTCAGGAGCGCTAAGCATGATCAACGTATCTCAACTGCGACGGCTGTTTGAAGCTGCCCAACGCGATGGCCAAGTGGATCGGTTCAATGCCGATCTGTCGGAAGCACTGCGGAAGAAGGAGATTCGCTTCGGCGACTTCTCGATTCGCAAGCTGTTCGAGAACTTCGTCCCTGATGGTCGTGAGATCGTCGGGATATACGCCCCGGGTGAGAACGGGTCGACCGAACTGCGGGAAACTGCCTCTGTTGTAGCGTCCAGTCAGTTCGCGAAGATCAGCGGGCAGATCCTGTACAATGCCGTGATGGAGGCGTACGAGCAGGAAGCCTTTGTGTTCACCGGAATCATTCCCGTGGTGAATACGCAGTTCAACGGCGAGCGTATCCCCGGCATCAGCGGCATCGGTGATGAAGCCATGATCGTCGACGAAGGCCAGCCCTACCCGAAGGCGGGTGTGAGCCAGACCTACATCGACACGCCCACGACCACCAAACGGGGGCTGATCGTCGAGGTCACGAAGGAAGCCATCTTCTTCGACCGTACCGGCGTGCTGGAGGATCGGTGTCGGCGAGTCGGTGAGGCCCTCGGCCTGAACAAAGAGAAGCGGGCCATCGATTGCGTGATCGATGAAAACGTCACCGACCACCGCTACCGCTACCGGGATACCACGATCGCAACGTACGGGGACAACTCAGGTACGCATACGTGGGACAATCTTGCAGCGTCGAATGCGTTGGTCGACTGGACCGACATCGACGCGGCCGAACAGTTGTTCTCGGGGATGCTCGACCCGGAAACCGGTGAGCCGATCCTCCTGAATCCGTCGCATCTGATCTGTACTCGGCAGTTGCTCTACACTGCCCGTCGGGTCATCAATGCGACGGAGATCACGGTGACGACGCCAGGATACGCCACCACTGGCAATCCCACGGACACCAAGACCGCCAACCCGATCACGAACTACACCATCGTATCGACCAATCAACTGGCGGCCCGAATGAACACGGATACCAGTTGGTTCCTCGGCGATCCTCGGCGAGCCTTCCGCTACATGCAGAACTGGCCCCTCACCGTCGTGCAGGCTCCCGCCAACAACGAGGCGGAATTCACGCAAGACGTTGTGATGCGGTTCAAAGCGTCTGAGCGTGGCGCGTTTGCCACGATCGAACCGCGTGCGATGGTGAAGTGTACTGCCTAGTAGGCTGATGAGGCCGACACAATACGCCCCCGTCGGCCACAAGCTGGCGGGGGTTCTTTTTTGG